TTCAATAGTAACAAGAAATATTTTTTGGTTTGTTGCCATAGTAGATATTTCATATCCATACCCACCCATCAAATCTATATCTGAAAAATATTCAGTTGTCCAATTCTCCATATCAGTTGAATATGCATAATGAACCCTATCTGTGTCTTTATTCGTAAAAAATATATAATAATAATCATTTAATGCAAAAAAGAAATTTTGATTAGTATATGGTAACAAATACGAACTACCTGAAATAATTACTGGGTCTATATTAAAATCTTTTGGAAGAGTTATTACAATAGATTTATTTTCTTTGTCGAAGCTAAAAATATCTTTAATATCAGAGAAATCAATATAAAAAATCCAATGTTTAACATCATCATCTAAATTCTCAATTTCACTAAAATAAAGCTTATTTAATACCTGTTTAACATATTTAAATTTCCGTAAAGGTATTTTAACCGTATAACTATCAGGTAAGTGCCCACGAATAAACCATTTAAGCCGCTTATCAGAGTAATAATTAAAATCAATACCAATTTCAATCCAAAAACTTCCTTTTTCACCCCGATAATATACTTCATTCTCATTTTCTAAGAGGGAGTAAGTAACTTGTTTAGGTAATACTTGCCTTAAAAATCCAAAATCTAAACTAAACTCTTTACTTCCATTTTGTATTACTACTTCCCCATCAGCATTAAAAATAACTACTAATTCCCTCTGCTCTATATTTCCTAAAATATTAACTTGATATGGTTTTATTCGTGTAATTACCAATTATATCCCTCCTTTTTTAAAAATTAAAGAATAAAAAAACCTCATTGAACTATTATCTGCCAAGTTACTGTTAAACTATCCCCAGCATCCCAATCAAGGTTCTTAGCTGATTGGACTACATGACTTAGCAAATCCCCAGCGGAAGGGTCATTTAGAATACCATACTCTGTAATAGCAGAATTACCACTAAGCCCATCATCAGAACTAAAACTAGCTTCAAATTGGGCCGTATCATCCGTAACATTAGTTGTAACGCTTGTAATTGTTGCAGCTTTTCTAATAACTTCTGCTTCTAACTCAGTATCTGTAACAGCTGCAGCTGTAGTGCCTGTGCCTATTGCAATATGTGTAAATGCTGTCCCTCCAAGCCCAGAGCCTATGAGCTTTGCTACTTCCGCTTTTCCAGCATTTACTATAAGGTTATTAATTTCTTCAATATCCTTAAGTTTCCCATCCTTATCAAAAACTCTTAAAGTTACCTTACCCTTCAATCCAAATTTTTCTTTCATTATAACATCCTCCTTTCATTCAAACTTTTCATATATGGGCAGAATATCTGTTTGCCCATAAATTACACTCCCATCATTAAAAACAGCTTTAGTTTGGATTAAATACTTCCCTGCAATATCTATATCTCCTTGTTGAAGCACATACTCTATTATAGAACCGTTAATTACCCCAACCCACTCTACTTCTGAACCATCAGGTTTTTTAACAATTAAACTTACTTGGACTGCAGTTGATAAATCCGATTTAGTTTCTGCAGTTAATTTAATTCCGTAAGAACCAGCATAAATTTTTTGGACTGGCATTTAATCATCCCCTACATAATTTACATTTTGTTCACTTTCGTTAAAGTCCCCTCCCTCAAAGAGAACTTCATTATATTTATTGAAATAACCTGAAGTAGAATAAGCAACCCATAAGGCTGAATGTAAAAACTCTTCTATTGAAATAAAGCCATACTCTATTAATTTAGGTGGGGTTACTCTAGTAATACCCTCACTTCTAGAAGCAATGAATAATGCTGTTAAACTAACACCCTCTAAAGTTACAGTTTTTTTATTTAAAATCCCAGTTTCATATACTTCTAAAAATAATTTTAATGCGTTTTCTTGAACAGGTTTAGGAACGTATAATTTAGAAGAAACAGTATTAATATAATCTTTAACATACTTCCATTCTCTCGGTGTTTTACCCACCTTATTATGCAATGTAGATAGTTCATACTTAGTAGAGTAATGCGAACCAACATAATAATTAATATGCTTAACTGAATTATTCTTTGAAGTGCTAATTTCTGCTGTATCCATTTTCTCTTTAATTACTAAACCACAATCTTGACAGTATGTTTCTCCCCTAATAGGGTCTAAAATTAAATGATAAGACCCACAAAGCGGACACCTATCAACCATACATCGTATCCTCCCACTTAAGGTTTTTAGAAACTTTAGGTTTTACATTACTCCATAAGTCAAGCCTTAATTTAGTAAACTCCTTATACGCTTCCTCAAAAATTACCTTTAGAACTGTTGAAAAGTAAATAACATCCTTTAATGGCATTTCTACTTTAACAATATTACTTTCATTTTTAAGTATTAAAAGGAGTTTTTGACTTTGAGTTACCCCAATAATTAAATCTGCTTTATTAGGTAACTCTTTAGGAATACTATAAACTTTACTATCCTTTTCGAGGTTAGGCTCTCCAGCTAAAAATCGGGCTATATGTTCTAAGTAAAAATTAATTACTGAAATATCCTCTAACTCTAATTGAATATAAGTATAACCCTCTACATCCTCGAGATATAAGTGAAAATCCCCACTCTTAACTGTGCCACCACTAGTTGTTGAAGCATTACTCCTATATAATTTAACTTTAGCAAGGCCATAATCTTTAAAGTATAATGGTAAATCATCCCAATTAGATAAATTAAGTTCTTCTTCAACATTTTCATTCCCGTTATTAATTCCATTTATAAATAAATCCCCTCTATCCTTCCCTTTATTCTTTTTAATCATGTAATTAACCTCCCGTTTTGATTTAAATCTTAGAAATAACTTCAATAATAAGTATTTCTATTGAAAAAACAATTCCACCAATAATTAAGGTTAAAACTAGTGTTAAAGCCTTCTCAAAAACCGTAATTGGATTTAAAAGAAACCAAATACTAAACATACTAAGGATTACTGGAAAAATTAAAATACTTAAAGCTAAATATTTAATATGCTTATCTAACCAAATCATTTATACCAACTCCCGTTAGGTTTTTATAAGTGATTTTACCGTAATGTAGCGTTAATTTAACTAACTTCACTCAAAATACTTCACTAACCCCTTTTCTACTAAAAACTTATAGAAATTAGCTAATACTGACGCTACATCTGAATGATTATTTAAAGTTAAGGCTGGGTCGTGAATTTCATTATATAAAACTTCCCCATCAGGTGGAATTTCAAATAATCTTAACCCACCCTTCCAATCATAAATAGATAACCCTTCCTTACTACCATCAAAAGCATATAATAATACTCCCGGAGGCCTTTGGTTCATTCCTAACTCTACCCTATTATTTTTTTGGAAACCACCACTAACATCAAAAGCCCATCTTAAATCTTGTTGAAAATTAGTATTAAGCCAATGAGTATGCCCCACAATAACTCGCTCAATCGGGCCTAAACCTTGCTCCCATTGCCTCATATTAGTTTCAATAACTTTCTTAGTGCTTTGCCTAATAAACTCGTAACTTAAAGGATAATAATTACCTCCCCCATAACCGTGCTCAATTAAGGCCCAATGTTGTTTCTCTGTATTACCTAAATTTGTGATAAACTCATGCCCAGCATAAAACGCATCAAGGCCTAAAGCTCTAAGTTTATCCGCTAAAAGCCAAGCATAATTATCTCCCGAGTATTGGTCGTGATTACCTTTAATAATAAACCACTCTACATTAGCGTATTGCTCTAACTGTTCATTTAACTGGTATAAGTAAGCTGAAGCGTATAGAATTTGCATATTTCCCTTGTTAAAGATATTTTGGGCCTCTTGACCTCTAAAAATATTTCTCCCTGAAACTGCATCCCCATTTAAAATTACTGTTATCGTATCAAAAGGCCCTTCTGTAGATAATATTGCTATTTTATTAAGTAAATTACTTATTGTGCTTTTATAAGTATTAATCATAACATTTTTATCACCAAGGTGTAAATCACTTAACACAATAGTAAGCTTCCTATTTATTAAATTATTTGGTTCTTTAATAGAAGTAAGACTATTAAAATCATATTTTTGTTTTTTAAAAGAGTAAGTATTATCCTCTTTTTCTGAAATTATAGGTTTATTACTTGCCTTTTTTAGCCATACTTTTTCCTTATTATAATCAATAAGGCCTTTTTTACGAAGTTCCGACAAACGTCCCCTAAAAGAACAAGCAGGTAACCCGCTTTCAAAGAAAAGGGCCTTTCTATCCATTGGAGAAGACTTTTCCAGAATAGAAAGGATTTTTAATTGTGTCCTGTTTAACCCCATGAAATCACCTCACTTTAATATAATAAAAGAGGGGTTATTTAACCTTTTTGGTTTTTTTATTATTATAGTAAAGTTTATAAATATTTAATACAACTTATTACTAAGGGGATTAACTTGCAGTATGTAAAGAGTCCATGTTCACGATGTAACTATATGAAGAATAAAGGTTGTTGGAGAGAATGCATATTATTAAATTTAAGGTTTTCAATGCAGGAAGGCGTTAAAGAATGTTACGCTCAAATAACTTTATCTAATTCAGATATAAATCATATTCTTAATAATTGTCAATCTAATTTTACATTAAAGAATTTACGAAAAGAGTATGGATTATCAATAACTCAAGCCCACCAAGTTATTAAGTATGGGTTAGAAAAGGGGAAGTTAAAAATAATTGCCAATAATAAAAAAAGGAAAGTTTATGCAGTAGTTAATCCTAAGAGGACAGAGTAATCTTTAACCCACTTAAATTGTTTCTTTCCTTCTAATAATTCATGGACTTTATCAATTACTCTCTCATCTTCAATATTTACTTGGTAAATAGCTATTACTCCCCTAGGTGGTTTTGCACCCTTCTTTTTAGCAGGAGTTTTTTGGCGAATTAATGCATAATCAACTAACTCTGCGTCATTCTCTATTTTTTTAGCGAACCCTTCTAACGTTTGCCTTAGTATGGTATAGTTTAATGAAATATCTTCTGGAAAGTAAATTTTGATTACCAAATAAGACTTCATTACTCCCACCCCTTTACTTTTTTATTTAATAGCCTATTCATGTATATTAATTTGTAATACTATTATATAAAGTTTTTGGTAAGGCCGTATTAATAAAAGGAATAGTAATATTATGAGATTATTAAATATACACTTTTTATATTTACACCCATATAGTATAACACTTTATATTACTCTATACCAACATAAATTAACTAAATAATTCATTATTATTCAAGTAAGAATATAATGATAAGGTTTATAAATAATAGTAACTAATTATTTATTAATTAACCTAGCGGGAGGCGGATTAAATGACAAAACCTAAAAGGAAAAGGAAGGCAGGGAAAGACACTTACGTTATTCGAACTGTTTATATTCTTGAATGGCAAGATAGAGAAATTAGAAATAGAAATATTAATTTTTCTGAATTAATTAGGGATTTGCTAACAGAATTTTTAAAAGGCCCTAATTACCATTTAGTTAATGAAGATATCTATTTTTTAATGAAGAGGATAGAAGAATTAAAAGAGCAATTAACTAATGTAGAAGATTTAACATTAAAGCAAATACAGGAAATTAAAAAAGAATTAGGCAAGCTTGAAGAAGAATTAAACCACGTTAAAGAAACTTATGAAGCAGAAAACCAATATAATGAGGATAGGATAGTTGAATGCATTTTAAAAGCTTTCGAGCAAGAGAATTATAATATTAATAATTTAAAGAAGAAAGTTAAGAATTTGAAGGGTGCTATTAATACAAGGTTATACATTAAAGTGCCTAAATGCTATGGTGAAAACTTACCAGCCCCAATTATTAATAAAATAATAAACAAGCGTGAAGAATTAGCATTTTTGAGGCCCTATCTGAGGGATTAATGGGCCTTAAATTCCTTTTAAACATAAGGCCCATTTTTTTAATATCAACTCTCTTCTGAGAAAAGACTATAGGTAAAATAAAGGTAAATAAATAAATAAATAAAATTATTAATATTATTATTAAATAGAAGTATATTAATAAATAATTTAAAATTTTCCCCTATATACTTTTCCTGAAATAGAATATTTTATAATTGTGTTATTGATTTTAATAACTTGGTTATAATCTAATGATTACTTGATTTTTTAAGTAAGTAGGTTGATAATTAATTTTGGTTCTTTAATAAGAGTTTAGTAAGAAGTTTATTTTAATAGAAAAGTTTATAAGTGATAAGCCTAATTTAATATTAAGAAATTTATGGAGGTTGGTATAAATGGGTAAACAATATACGATGGATGAAGTTGTAGAAGAGGTTTTTAAAGAAGATGATGTAGAAAGAGAAAAAATAAAACCTGAAGAATTAATTGGGGAGGTTTTTGTGGTTGAAGGGGTTTTCCCTAGAGTAAACCCTGAAACTAATAGTGAATACATGAGTTTCCATATTGATAAGGACGGGAAAAAATATTTTATGAATACAGTATCAAAAGTTTTAATGGGGCAAGGAAAGCAATTTTTAGACTTCCCAATTAATTTCCCTGATGAAACAATTAAAGTAAAGTTAGAACAAAGGCTAAGTAAAAAAAATAAACTGCATTATTATATCTTCATAAATGAGGATTAATTCTTTCGCCTCCAACGAAGGGTGTTCAACATGAGTGAGGATATAAGAAAGGGGAATGCTACTTTTTTAGCATTCGCCCACACTTTTTATAAGGATGCAGAAGCTATTTTACAAAAGAAAAATCAAGATTACTCAGCAGGGGATGACCCATTATCCAATTTTAAACTAGCAGAACAAATGAATATTGCTACTGCGGATAAAGCAATTTTTATTAGAATGATGGATAAAGTTAGTAGGTTATCAGTATTCTTACAAAAGGGCCATTTTTTAGTTCAGAATGAAACAGTTAAGGATACTTTGTTAGATTTAGCTAATTATTGTGTTATTTTAGCTTATTATCTTTCCCAGAGAGAAGAAATAGCTAATAAAGGCCCTAAAGAGTATATCGGGTTAAAAGAGTGAATTTCATAGTAGGTGGAGGGTGGGAAGTCTCCCCCCACCTGTAAGCCTCTAAAAATTTTAACCTAACGGGAGGCTATTTGATAATTGGAGTGAGAGTTTATAATATTTATGGTTTAAAAGAGGGGATAGAAATGGAGTATAATATTGAAAGTTTAAGGAATATTTCAGTAACTGAAAGTTACTCCTGCCCAAAACCAGCGTGGTTTAGGGTTAAAGGGTTTCCTAAAGCCCCAGAACATTATTATATTCTTAGGGGTCATTTACTCCATAGCCATATTGAGGAATTTTTAAAAGCTAATTTAATTAAAAAAGGAGTAAATCGGTATTGGGATATTTCTAAAAATGTAGATGAATTAGATTTATCTGAGTTACTTAAGAGTAAGTTAAAAGAAGAACTTAATTTGGAGTGGAGAAATTTCTTAACGTTTTATAAGGCCCATTTAATGGAGTATTCACATAAAAGGGAGGTAATTAAATTAGTTGAAGAAAAAATGAGTCTTGAATTAAATGATGGGTTTAAATTAGTTGGAACTCCTGATTTAGTAGTGGACCATACTATTTGGGATTTTAAAAGTGGTAAGGGTAGTAGGAGTATTAGTAAGGAGTATATGTTACAGTTAGGATTGTATAAAATCCTAATGCATAAGTCAGGAAGGAGTAATGGGGATGATTTAAAATTAAAATTAGTTTTCTTAGGAGGCCCTACTTATTGTGTTAAAGAAGTAATTTATACTTCGGGGTTACAGGGAGATATTCAAAAGGTTTTAAATAATATTATAATGCTCCGAAAGCAAATGATTAATGGGGTTGAACCACAAGGGAAATTCTCCTTTTTGTGCTCAATGTGTAGTTATCGGAATGTTTGTAGGGGTGTTTAATTATTTTATTTTTTTATTATTTCGGTTAATAGGGGATTTTAAAATTATTTCTAAAAAAGTTTATTTTAATAGAAAGGTTTATATAAATAGACTTCTAATTAAGATTATACTAACGGGAGGTGTAAATAAATGGATAGAGAAGAAATAATTGAGAAAAGCCTTAAAATCTTTAGAACTTATTTTAATGAAAAGGAAGGCCATAAATACAAGAATTTAATAACAGATTTTGCAGTTTTAGATAAGCCTTTTGTAATAGATTACCAAAATATTAGTGCATACGAACCAGAGTTAGCAGAGGCCCTATTAGAAAACCCAGAAGAGGTTATTTCAGCAATGGAAGAGGCAGTAAAGCTTTTTTATGAGGAAGTATTATATGAATACCCAAAAAAACCAATAAAAGTCCATATACATAATTTATCTAAAACTATTTTAGTTAAAGATTTAGCTCCAGAGTATATTAATAAGTTTGTTCAAGTTGAAGGAATTGTAGTGTTAAAACGAGACCCCGAAGATTATCCTTATTATTCAGTATTTATTTGTAAGGATTGCGGGAATGAAATGGCCTTATTACAAAAACCTTACTTACCTTTCGTTAAGCCTAATAAATGTGAAGATTGCGGAAGTAGGGATATTGAGTTAGATTTAGAAAAGAGTAAGTGGATGCCTCACCAAATAGTGAGAGTTCAAGATTTATATGAGAATTTACAAGGTAATGAAACCCCAAGGTATGTTGAAGTAATAATTTTAGATGATTTAGTAGATAAAGTAAATGCAGGGGATAAAGTAAGAATTACAGCAGTTTATAAAGTTTTACCAAGAAAAGAGGCTAAATTTTCCACATTTAAACGAATTCTAGTAGCTAATTGGATTGAAAAGGATACGGAAGATTATGAAAGGATAGAGATTACAAAAGAGGATGAAGAAAAAATACTAGAATTGGCCCAAAGGCCTGATATAGTAGAACGAATAACTAAATCTATAGCACCAGAAGTGTATGGTTATGAAGAGGTAAAATTGGGCCTTGCTTTAGCATTATTTGGTGGTAATGAGGTAGTATTAAATAATAAAACAAGGTTAAGGGGAATTTCACACGTGCTTTTAGTAGGCGACCCGGGTTTAGCTAAAAGTCAATTATTAAAGAGTATTGTAAATATTACACCGAGAAGTATTTATACTAGTGGCAAGGGAGTTTCAGCAGCAGGCCTTACTGCTAGTGCAGTTAGGGATGAATTAACTGGGTCGTGGATTTTAGAAGCTGGGGTTTTAGTTCTAGCTGATGGGGGAGTTGCAGCTATTGATGAGCTTGAAAAAATGAGTAGTAAGGACAGGTCAGCTATTCACGAAGCAATGGAGCAGAATACTGTTAGTGTAGCCAAAGCAGGAATAACTGTAACTTTAAATGCAAGAACTACAATTATAGCTGCAGCTAACCCTATTGCAGGAAAGTTTTTACCAGAGAAATTATTAACGGAACAAATTGATTTACCACCAACTCTAATTAGTAGGTTTGACTTAATTTTTATATTAAGGGATGAGCCTAACCCTGTAAAAGATAGTTTAATAGCTCAACATATTTTTAAGGTAAGGCAACAAGAGGAGGTAGATATCCCAATCCCCTTTGAACTGCTTAAAAAGTATATCGCTTATGCTAAACGGAATATTAAGCCTAAGTTTTCTCGAGAAGCAATGGACAAGGCTATAAAGTATTACGTGGATGTTAGAACTAGAACTAAAAATACAGAAGAGGAGAATAATGTTAAAACGTTACCAATTACCCCGAGACAGTTAGAGGCCATAATAAGACTTTCAGAAGCTTATGCTAAAATGAGGTTAAGCCCTATTGTGGAAAAGTCTGATGTCCAAGCAGTAATTAAACTTTTAGAATATACTTGGAGGGATATGTTACTTGACCCTGAAACTGGGGAAATAGATTACATGATTTTAGAAATGGGGCAAAGTATGAGTAGTATTCAGAAGGCTGAAAAGTTAATGGATTTAATTAAAGCGTTAGATGATGGGCAGGGAGTTAGTTATATTGAGTTACTAAAAGAAGCTAAAAAGCAAGGGTTATCTAAAAAGGATGTGGATAAGGGTATTGCCTTTTTAGAGAAAAAGAAAAAGATTTTTTCAACTGTAGGAGGCCTTATTAAGATTTCCGCATTATAATTACTTTTCTTTAACTTTTTAGTCAATTAGTTATTTATTAAAACTATTTCATTAATAATAGTTCTTTATTATAATAGTAAGGTTTATATACTTTAAGGCCTATTTAATATTAAGAACCTAACGGGAGGATGATAAAGTGGAAGAAGAAAAAATAAAAACTATCTATTTGGAGAGGGAGGAATTAAGCCAATTCTTTGAAAAACAGCACATTAAAGTTGTAATTGAAGAAGTGGAAAGTGATACGTTCGCCGTTAAATTCCCTCTTTACATAGGGAGAAAAAAGTATGGGAAACTCAAATCCCAACTTAGGGATTTTTTAACGGAGAAGGGGTTTCTTAAAACTGCAGTTTGGGATAAAAACTTAAAGGCCCTTTTAATCCCAAGAGTGGACGAATACCAAGATTTAACAATCGACGAAATGTTAGAAATGCTTGTTTATGGGGAGTGATAAAATGGATAGCATTAAAAATATTATTTGGAGGAGTTAGTATGAGGCCTACTTTCTCCTTCATGCAAAAAGAGTTTGAGAAGTGTAATTTATACTTAGTAAAAAAACCTTATAAAGCTGGGTCTTCAGGAAAAGCTCAAAACCGAAAGAAAAATCTGTATTACGCTCTTAATGATAAGGGAGAATTTATAATTGCTTTCTTATCTTTAAGAGAAGCTCGGGTTTTTCTATTAGGCGTTGAATTTAATAAAGTGAGGGAAAAGCATGAATAAGAAACAATGGAAGTGTATTATTTGTGGGGAAACTTTTGATTATTACGTTGAAGCAGTAAAACACTTACATGAGAAGCACCCTAATTACTTTATAAATCCTCACTTTCAGCAGTTTATATTATTTATAGGGGTGGATTAAAATGAATAAGAGGGAGTTATTTAATGTAATTAAACGGAAGGAAGAGGCCTTATCAAAAACAGATAATTTAATAGTTAGGCAAATTTTAAAGGACCAAATACATGAATTGTATAAAGAGTATAAGGCCCTTGATGATTATAGTTGGCCTTTTTGAAATTTACTTTTTTAATCTTTTTTTAGTTTAGAAAAATGGTTTCTAGTCTTCAACTACTACATAATAAACTCTCTTACCTTTCTTGATTTTTCTAAGTTTTTTCTTAGCTATTAAATGGTTTAAAACCTCATATAATTTCCCTGTTCCTACAGTAACTTTATGAATTAAACTAGAGGGAGTGTCATAACCAGACTTAATAAGGTTTAGAATAATATTCTCTAAACTTTCTACTTCAGAATTAATAGACGGGCCTTCTATAGCTTCCTTTTCATGTAGAACATACACAGAAAGAAGTTGTATTAAGTTTCCCACTTCAGAAAGTTCCCTTTCAATCTGTCTTAATGTTTCTTTACTTGCTTTATCTGTTAAATCTTTTCTCAAGTTTTTCATTTCATTTAAAAGCAAATCTTGGGTTTTCTCTAAGGCCGTAATTTTTTCTTGAATAATGACTAAATTGGTTTCTAACTCCTTAATTTTATCTGGATTAACTCCAAATAATTTTTCTAGTAATTTCATATTTTAAATTTAAATAACAACTGCTAAAAAAGTTATCGGTTGTTATTTAAAATTTAGTTTACTTTTCTTTATCTTTTTAGTCAATTAGTTATTTATTAAAACTTTTTTATTAATAATAGTTCTTTATTATAATAGTAAGCTTTATATAGTTTAAAGACTATCTATAATTAGAGGAATTTAAGGAGATGATAAAAATGAGTGTAAATTTAAAGAAAATAGGACAAACTTGGTGGGGAGAACCAGAGTATCAAGACCTTAAAAGCGGTAGAAAAGTTAGATGGACTTGGGCAACGAAATTATTTTATTACGTGGATACAAATGAGTATATTTTTGACGAAGTAATAATAATGGAGGTTTGAAAAAAATGAAAAAAGAAGAGTTAGCACAATTTATAGGAGGGGGGGATTATTACAGGCACCCATTAGGAATAATTTTCACTAGTGGGGTTAAGTATCTTGCAGATAATGCAGAGGCCTATTGGCTAATTGATGCTATAGCTTCATGGCAAATAAAAGAAAAAGTAAAAAATACTCCCTTCCAGATTTGGGAGTTAAAAGTTAAGGATAATAAAGCAGTATTAACAATGAAAGAGGATACAGATGAACCTGTAATTGTTAGGCAAGTAATTCCCTTTACTGATTTTCCATTTGAGGAGCAAAAGCTTTACTTAATTGATAGAGTTTTATTACTTCCTTCGGAATATTGATTTTAGTTTACTTTTCTTTAATATTTTAGTTAATTAGTTATTTATTAAAACTATTTCATTAATAATAGTTCTTTATTATAATAGTAAGGTTTATATAGTTTAAAGACTATTTATAATTAGAGGAATTTAAGGAGGTTAAAAAAATGATAAAAGAAGAAGAAAAGGATTTTAAAGGGTTTTTAGTAGAGGTTGCCCCTCAAAGTAACCTTCTACAAAAAACTAGAGTTAGGGTAAAGAGTAAGGCCGAAGTAATGAACTTACAGAAGAATAGGTATGAGATTTGGAAATTCCTAGAGGGAAGTTACCAAGAACTTCCTGATGGGGATATAGATGCAGTTTTAAATTCAAAACCAAAGGAAGGGTTTTTTTAGGAGGTAACAAAAATGGAAGTTAGAGAAATTGAAAAGAAATTATATGAATTTAGGAAAACACCAGAATATAAGCATGCAATTTTAGTAGCTACTAAGGGAAAAATGGGGTTACACGAGTCAATAGCAGAAACAGAAGAAACAGTAAAAGTTTTAGATGATTTTATTGGGGTAGTCCAAAAATTAATAAAAGAAACGGATAAAATTATTAAGGATAGTTTTAAACCTAAAAAGGAAAGAAGGGAAGCTGTTTCAGTAAAAACTCTTTTAGAACTGGAACTTATAGATTTAGATGAGTATATAACTTGGTTAATTGGTTGGAGTAACCATATAAGTTAAACTTTACTTTTCTTTAACTTTTTAATCAATTAGTTATTTATTAATGTTAGTATATTATTGATAATTCTTTACTATAATAGAAAAGTTTATATAATTTAAAGCCTATTTATTATTAAAGGAATTTAAGGAGGAGGATAAAAATGGAGTATAAATTTGGTAAAGATAAGTTGGATTTACTTCCAACATATATTATAGAAAAAGTTGGGGTTAATCTTAGAAGAGCATGGCCCTATTTAACTGAGCAATTACAAAATTTAAAACCGGGGGAGAAGGCAACTTTAGCTTTTTGTTTTAGGTTTGAATTAACTTCTGATGTAGAAGAAGGAGTTGTAATTTTATTTAATGCAGAACCTCCAACAGAATTAATTAAAGAAGAGTTAAAAGGGGATAAGGATTAAGGCCTTAATTAGCGGTGAAACAAAAATGGCAGTTATAGAATTGCATTATATAAAGAATACATTATTCAATGGCCATAAAACAGTTAAGACTATTAGAAAAGAGTTAATTTTAATTAATGAATTAACTAAAGAAGAAATACAAAAGCAAGTAAATTTGGGAGAGGCTGATTTCGTGGAAGTTTATACATTTGAGAATGCAGTTTATCAGGGTATTTTAGTAGGCTATTTATTTGAATTCGGCTGGGGTTTATGTTTTTTATAAGTTTTTATTTTAGTTTACTTTTCTTAATTTTTTAGTTAATTAGTTATTTATTAACATTATTACATTATTGATAATTCTTTACTATAATAGAAAAGTTTATATAATTTAAGACTTATTTATAATTAAAGGAATTTAAGGAGGTTAAAAAAATGAAAGAATATAACCCTTATGAGTGGCATGGCTACACTTTAGAACTTTTCCCAGAAGTAAAGGAATGTAAGTGGGTAGAAGCAAGACTTATTGAGGAAGTAGGGGCTGGTTATAAAATAGAAGTTTACTTTAATTATAATTGGGTAAATATTACTATTAATTACCTTATTCCTCACTCCAAAATATTATTTAATTGGGGTGGGGTTATTAAAGCTCCACATTCATTTTATATTTTAGGAAAATTATACTTAGCATATCAAAGACAATTAAAAAAAGAATTAGAGGATGGTAAGGATGGAATTTGGGATAAATGGCCTTACATTTAGTAATGAGTTAATCCCACCACAAGTTAGGCCTTACCCTAGAATTATTAATTATGCCCAATTTTTAAAAGAATTTAATAAAATTAAACAAAATATTTATTTTTATATTATAATAGAACGAAAGTATGATGGGGTAAACCTTAGATTAGTTAAATGGGATGGGAAAATTTATGTGCTAACCCGCAATGAAAATGCTAGAAAGAGGTTTTTTAATCTCTTTAAAGAAGCATTAGAGAATAATCCTTATTTAATAGGACAAATACAGTATTTCTATGAAAATTGGGGTAATGGTTCTTATATAGTTGGTGAACTTATAAGTGGAAAGTTAAAAGCACCTTACACACCAATTACACAAGCAAGTAATTTTATAATTTTCGAATATTGGGATAATGATGTTAAGAATTTTTATCCATTTCAGGTTAATAATTATATATGGGCTATTAATGGAGGCGAAATACAGGAAACGCTTTCTCCTTCTTGGTTTAAAGATGGGGAGGGTAAGGAAACAATGAAATATTTATCATGGTTAGCTTGGATAAGAGATTATGAGGGGTTCGTTATAAAAGCTATTGGCTGTGATAGTGAAATTTTATTAAGAGGTAAAATTAAACCTATTCACTTTAACTTTTCTACTCATGAGCAGTTTTTCTATAAGAAAGGACTTAAAAAGAAGCAGAAGCGAAATAAAGAGAATATAGCTACTAAAGTAGAAGTTTTAGAAGTAATTAATAAAATAAAGCTTAAACTTTCTGAAGAAGAGTTCCTTAACCCCAATATTGCTATGAAAGAAATTGCTAAAGAAGTTAAAGAGGAATATAATAAACTTTTACCTAAACCTGCTTATAGACTTTATTTAAGTGTAGTAAAGGAGGTGATATAGTTGTCTGGAGAGAACACACCTATACTGGACATTAACAAATTAAAAAGTGTTATTGGCAAAAAAGTAGTTAAAGTTACAGAAACGTATGATTGGACAATATTAACTTTTGAAGATGGAACTATAGTTAAAATTGACTACTTTGAGATAGAAAAAAAGGATGATGATAAGGATTAAGGCCTTAATAGTAAACCCTTTAAGGGGTTAATTATTTATTTTTTTAGAGGGGTGTAAAATGAAGGTAGTTTATACTGTAATTACTGATGTTACACAAGAGGATATAACTACTTTTAATAAACTTTTTGAAAAATATGGGGGTGTTCTTAAATTCTTTCCAGATGGGGAGCAGAATGATTGGTTTTTAAAAATAATTGAAGGTGTATTAAAAGCACAAGAAATTGAGGATAAATTAATGAGTAAAATTGGGGAAGAGTTTATTGAAGAGTGGATAAGTAAGGAGTAACTTTTTTGTCTAATTTTTAGCAATTGTTTTATAAATCAATTTATAATTTTTAAACAGTTATTGATTTTGTAGATAGAAAATTATTTTAGATATAACTACACTTATATCTAAAATAGTGTCAAATTTCCAAATGTTTTTATAAAAACGTTTAGCTTATTGATACATTACTCACCCTTTACTCGCCTTTCCCCAGCTAAAGCTAAAATACCAACTACTATTAATTCAAGAATTCTTAAAGCGTCCTTACCTAAATAAACCATTAATAATGTCCCTAGAATAGTTAAGCAAATCATAGCTAAATCTTTATCGTCTAAATTTGGAAAAATCACTTTTTCTCCCTCCTGCTTATTTTTTTCACAAAAACTATGATTATACTTAAAATAACCGTGATTAAAATAAGAAACTCATGAGTTACAGGCGTTAATACTTCTTTTATATTAAAATAATAGCCTTCTTTTATTTTTTCATCAATAAGGATAAAGGGAGTTACCCAAAGTAAGGCCCAAATTAAATCCTGCTTTAATAAAATAAGGAAAATAAAAAGGCCTATTATCCAAAAAATTAACCGGGGTTTCCATCGTTTTGTTAATTGCTCTTTCATTATTACCCTCCATTATAATATAATATCAACTTGTGTAACTACCTCATCATTTACTGTAACCGATATATCTGAGGGAGATAATGAAAAACTATTATATGAATACCCCCAGTTAGTGATATCATGCACTTCTGGTATTGCATCATTTGGTTGTATTGTTGATTCTCTTGCATAAGAAGAAGAATTATAACCACTTTTTGTAATTATAATGAGAGCTGTTGGGTAGGAATAACTATAACTCCGTGCCCATCCAACCGCAGTAATTAACCCTGTTCCTACTATTGGTATTGCGTCATTAATCCAATCAGTATCACTAGTAGCATAATTAATATTCCCCCAGTCTAATGCCCATTTCAAATTTCCATCTAAGTCTATATAAGCAACCCATCCGTCATCTTGCCAACGGCCTGATACTATTGCATCATTCCAAACGTTGCCAGCAACTGTAATTCCATCTGAAGTAACACCTGTACCTTTAGGTTGATAATCATACTCTCCCGTAAGTTTCTTTGACCATACTACTCCTCCATCTATATCCTTGATTTTCATAACCCAACACTTTACAGTATTAACTACGTTTACGACATAAATATTTGAATCTAATGATTCTATTGCGATAGGCCAACTGTCAGCGAAAGCATACGCCATTCCCCATACTACATTGCCATTCTCATTAAATCTGTAAAGACAGGTAATACTCCCTCCACCTGAAGTCCATTCATCACCTAATGAAAATGACTCAACACCTAAAATTACATCTTCCCCACATACTCCTACAACTCTAGCATAATCCGAATCTGGAGTATTTATGTATCTTGCCCATAAGAAGTTTCCATTTGAATCTAATTTAATAACTGCTGGTTCTCCACTACCATATTCTCTAGCAACATAAATCTTTCCAGTTGGGGTTATTGCCACATCGTTTCCTGCTACATTTTTTGCCCATTTTACGTTTCCATATTCATCAAGGCACATCAAATTATTGCCTACTAGAATAATATCTGTTCCATTAATTGCTATATTTTTTGCAACATCTCCAACACCAGAATATTTTTTTGACCATACTATTGTAGCATCATGTTTAACTTGTGCAACCCAAGTAGGTGAACTTGCATTATTTGGACATCCAGCTATAATAATATCCCCACTTGGCAATATAGCAACAGCAGTTGGCTCTATATAGCTGTCAGTTAATTTCAAACGATATGATATTGCATACTCACTCCAATGAGTAACTGAAGTATCTAATGTTTCAGTAAATCCTATCTGGTCTTGAAGAGAGGATAAATAATTTATTGGTTTTATTATATTTTCTTCTGGAATATCTTTTAACGTTCCGCTACTGATTAATTCAGCGATTATCCTCTTGACCATTTTACCACCTTTATTATTCATTTAGAATATCATACACCTTAATATAGCTTAATTTATCTAAATGTGCGTATAAGAATACTTTTGGTGTTGGGGGGAATTGTAGTGAAGCAATAAATGTATCATCAGCGTAAATATCGTGAGTTGTCCCGTTTTTCTGGATTTTAAAATAAAATGTCGTTAATTCTCCACAATTCCCTACCGTATATCTATTAATTATCTCCCCATTTTGGACTTCTCTTATTTCCACTTTTGCACCCATACACGTAGCACTCCACATTGTAAATTCGATACCATTTTTTAATTTAGCTGTGTCATAATCCTTCGTTGGTGTTCCATTATATTCATCTCCAAAGCCAAATAAGAAAAACTCAATAGACCAGCCACATTGAGATGCAACAGCATCTAACCCGTGTGCATTAAGTTTAAATTCCAAATAGTCCGGGAAATTGATTTGAGGATGATGATAATATTCATTAGAGTATCTGTTTTCATCTAAGTAATCTCGTATATATCTCCCGTTTAAGACTGAGCAATCAAAGATAAGGTCATTTGTGTCCCCCCCATCTTTAACCCATACCTCGCAATTTAATATTGGTATCTGAGTATCAATTATAATATCTTCATAAGGAATTGATTTTAATGCTCCTTTTATTTTTAATTTAGCTATTAATCGTTTAACCATTTTAACTCTCTCCTTGAACAAAATAAATATCATTCCACCCAGTTTGTAATGAAGAAACCTCAATTGTTACCGTATAAAGCGTATCCCCATCAGTAGAAGTCCCCTCGTTTGTAGGGGTATATACTTCCCCGTTTACTATAATGTAAAATGTTACTGGGGCCTCATTACCAAACCACCTAAGTTTTAAAGCTCCTTCTTTAGGGGTAAAATTATCTGGGATAAAGAAGTGCATAACGTTAAGAATAGTATAAGTATTCTCATTATTTGCTACTATTGTTTTAGGAGTGCCACCACCATAATAGGCCGTATCAAGGTCTATCACTTCGTAAGCAGTTAAAAGTGTAGAAGTTTCATTATAAAATGTATTAGAGTTAGAAGCAGTTTCTATTTGATTTATTTGCCTTTCTAAATAATTTGCTAGAGTTACACTACTTCTTATAGGTGAGGCCTCTAGAGTAACCTCATTATTATTTAAATCTACTGAGGAAATAAGATAATTCACCTCATTAATGGAAATAACGTTTCCCACATTAATTAAGTAACTCCTAAACTTCGGTGGTAATCTTACAGATAAATTATAATTTACGGTTTTATACACATTAAGGTATGCTTTAGCTAATAATAAAGCTGTTTCATTATCCCTTATTTGAGTTACTGTAAACTTCCTTGCTTTAACCTCTTGGTCAGCTATTAAATCAGGGTCTTCTGCAATAGCAATTGGAACTTTACCTTGCCCATCATTACCTCCAATTACAATAATTTTATTAAAAGTTTCCTCTCCACTCTTAACTAGTCTTTTTGATAGTAAATACTCTAGGGTAAATGCTCCCGAATTACTCCCAATATGAACTCCCCTATTATTATCAATCCAAAGGATTTTATCAAGTATTTCTGCTATTAATTGTAAGGCCCTTAACCTCTTTTCATAATCGAATTTTAAGCTTATTTTATCCTCTGGGCATTCAATTAAAGTAAATGAAGTTCCTTCTAGAATACTATTGGCAATACTACTTGCTTTTATTTGATTATACTCAAAAACTCCCGTTAAAGTTTCAGTATCTGAACCTTGAATAAATAAATCATTTTCAAGGTAATAATCTAAACCCCTACCCTTTAATTTTATTACTTTATTAGGGTCTTCATTTTCAATATTAATTAACACTCCCTCAAAAAGAGTTATTGTATCTCCCCCACTTGGGTCTGTTATTGTGAGTGTAAGGGATTTTAAAATATCCTCTTCAAGTATTGTAGTATCGTAAGTGGAAATTGATATTTCAGAATGGCCATTTAAATCCTTACGAATGTTAAAACTCTTTATTCCCCTTTCTACACCATCAATATATAACTTAGTAATTGGTAATTTAATTACTTTACCCTTATACTCGGGAATACTTAAAAGGGTCTCTTGAAAGGTTAAATTATCTGTAATATTAAATAAAATGGAAGTAGGGAAGGCCTCTCCAAGTGAAAGGGTTTCTTGAATAATAGTTGAATAGTCAGTCATTTAACCTCCCTCACCACTTAAGCCTTCTTACAAGTCTTTTTTCAATCTCATTAGCAAGTTTATCAATATCCTTATCCTCTCGTATAGCTACCCCATCAAGGTTAATTGTTATATTACTCCCACCACTTGAAGAAGCAGTAGCAGGAGAGAGTAAAGCAATTTGTGGAGCTGGGAGAATTGGTTTAATCTTCTTTGCCGTATTTAACCCTTCTTCATAACCCTTTACTATATTCTTACCAATATCTTCAAAAACTTTTGAGGGAGAATGAAGGCCTAATAATGATTTAATTTTATTTACTGCATTTTGAATAGGCCCAAGTAAAGCATCTTTTAATTTACTAGGTAATGCCTTTAATCCATTTATAACCCCATTTAAAATAGATTTTCCTATCTCTAAAGCCTTATTATAAATAGTAGAAGCAAATTCAATTACTTTCTCTTTAATTTGGTTAAAGGCCCATACAAAAGCATCCTTTATAAGGCCTAAGAATTCTTTTAACTTATCTCTCGCTCCCCCAACGTTAAAGACTAGTAACCCAATAGCTGCAATTAAGGCCCCAATAGCAATAACTGGTAATCCTATTGCACTAACTACTGCTGTAAGCACTCCAATTAAACTGCCTAAAACTCCCGATAATCCACCAATTACCCCTGTTAAAGAGGCACTTAAACCTGTAAAACTTCCTAAAACTCCTAACCCACTTGAAATTATACCCCATAATGAACTAACTACTGAAATTAACCCTACTAATGGGCCTATTATTATGAGAAATCCAGAAAAAGCACCTACTATTTTTAAAACAGGAGTAGGAATTAATTTAAGTAAATCAATTAATTTAGATATTACATTAACAATTAACTGTAAACTGGCTTTAAGGCCTTCTGTAAAAGTTTTTAACTTTTCTTGACTTTCCTCATTCTCTAATAATCCTTTAATTTTAGTTGCTAACTCCCCAATTATAGGTGCTACTTCCTCGCCAATAGTTCTAGCAACATCCCTTAATGTTTCTTTTAAAACTCTCATTTGGGCCGAAAAACTCTTCATTTGCTTTTCAGCTACTTCCTCTGTAGTTCCACCAGCATTATTTAATTCTTGTGTAAACTTTTGTAAAGCTGGAACTCCATCTTGTATTAAGGCTAAAATTGCCCCTCCAGCTCTAACTCCAAATAACCTCATTATATCATCAGCTTCTGCACCACTTTTACTTAAAACATCTAGAATTTCAGTAAAAGAGTGAGTTTTAGGATTAACATCATCATAAGTTAAACCTAATTTAGTTAAAATTTCTTTCATTTCATTAGTAGGGTCTAATAACCTAGCTATACTTTGCCTTAAGTAAACACCAGCTTGAGCACCTTTAATATTATGATTAGCTAATAAACCAACTGCTGCACTCATCTCTTCAATTGACCAACCAACAGCATGAGCTACAGGTGATAAATACTTCATAGCTTCGCCTAATTGGGCGAAATTAGTATTTGTTTTAGTTACTGTAGTCATTAAAACATCGTTAATATCTACTAAATCATCAACTGTTTTACCAAAACCCTTCATTGCCCCTACTACTAAATCTGTAGCTTCGGCTAAATCCATGTGAGCTGCAACTGAAAGTTGGGCTACTTCATTAATTGCTTTTAAACTTTCTTCTGCTGAAAGGCCCGCACTTGCTAAGTAATAATACCCTTTAGCTACACTCTCACCCGCAATACCATACTCTTTAGCTATTGTTCTAGCAGTATCTGAAAACTCTTTCCTCATTTCTTCATTAACATCCCCCATTATTGAGAGAGAATTAGTTAATTGCTCATCAAAACTAGCGAAAGTGGAAATAGCTGATTTTAACCCCATTACTGCTAATGCAGACCCAGCCATTAAAGCAGCTTTTTGCATTCCTGTTAAGTTACTAGTAATACCTTGAATACTCCTACTCGCTTGGTCCTTAACTGAAACAATAATACTTAAAACTTCACTATTCACCATTCTTACTCCCTTCTTTTTCAATAACTTTAATTAAAGTTGAAATTTCATTAATTTTAGAGAAAGGCCATTTTAACACTTCTAAGGGTGAAATACCAAAATACTTAGCTATAATTACTGCTTGAATTTTTAATGAAATTAAAGACGCTTCCCCTTCAGAACAAAACATTATATAGGGTTTGTTATAAATAATCCTTTCAGCAAGAAACTCTACTTTTTTTGATTCTCCCCTTGTAAATTTTCTGCTAAAATCTTACCTGCAGTATTACTTAATTTTGAAAGGTCAGACCATTTTAAACTTATAATTTTTTCTCTAGGAATATGGAATACAATTTTAATTAAATCCACAGTCATCTCTGCTAATAATACACCTTCTTTTATACTCCCGTCCTCTTCTAAATACATATCAATAAATTGTAATAATTCATACCCGCTTGGTTCATCCCCAATAAAAGTTTCACCTTGAATAATAACTTCCTCCATTAAAACCCCTCCAATAAAAGTTTATTTAATATATAAAAAAAAGAAAACCCCTTTAAGTTCTAGGGTAAGCTGTAATTGAGTTAGTTAAATTAACAATTACACTACCATCCGTGGCATCATATAACCCCACAACTTCTACACCCTCGATGATTAGCTTCTTATCAACTTCCGTTGATTTGGCCCTACTAGTAATTAACGCTGAAGGCAAAGTTACTTCAAAAATGGCCCCACCAGCTGTTTCTAAATGTAGCACAAGGGCCTTACTATTACCTGCTAAAAAGTCTTGTAAGAATATTACATCATCAGCTACAACGTCTAGTTTAACGCTCCCCTTAAAATTCCCCTCTGGAATTTCACTCCTTCCAGCATCAGAATTTAATAGGAAACCACCCTCATCTAAATCTCTTTCTAAAGTAATATCTACTCCAACAATCCCATACTCGGAAGCTCCCCAAGTTATAATAGCTTGTTTAACTGAAAAAGTTTCTGATAAGGAGTAACTCCCTTCAACTTCTCCAGTAACACTTAAACCGGTTTTACTTACAATTTCAACTTCAGCTTCAACCTCACCATTACCCTTAGCTGATAACTTTATACTTTTAACTTTACACCCTTCATACTTCTCTTGAATATTCCCTAAACTCTTTATAACTTCAAATTCAGGGAGAGCATCATCCTTTATTGTGAATTTATGTGTATAACTCCCATCTCCGTTATCTGTTGTGGTTACTACCCCAAAGAAAGCGTATAATAATTCATCAAGTCCATCTTCAGACTTAAATGGTAATGTAATACTACCACCAGCAGCTACTTTTGGGTCGATAGGCACAAAAGGATGAACATTATGAATATAATACTCCTCCTTAATGTCTTTCTCTATCGCCAAATCATCTCCTTTAGACAATAAACCTAAGTAAGCATCTCCACCTGAAATATTCCCTATTTTTAACCATTGTTTCATTTTTAAACCTCCCTTCCAAATCCTTCAATCTCAATATCAACTCTACTTAACCCCGCATTAGGCTTTTCTAAGTAATCTAACTCCATAAAAGAATTAATCTTCACATACATTACAGAACCACTTCCATTAGCATTGGCCTTAACTACTGCCTCCATATTGTCTAAAATTTCTTGTTTAACCTCGAATGGGTCATAAAACTTAGCTCTCTTAGAGAGGTATAATGATACGGAAATAATTTCCCTATAATTATAAAGTTTCCATGAAATTACAGCTGGTGAAGAGTATCCTTCAACTCTTCTAATAACCAACGCAGGGGTTACCATTCTTATTTTACCATTAATAATATCTGATTCAGAATATACATTTACATTTTGAGTATCCCCATGAACATCCGTATAAGTGATACCTTCTAGTAAAGGCCTAATAAACTCTTTAAACCCTAACACTATAAGGACCACCTGAAAGAGTGATGGGATAAAATAATTTGCTCTTTTAACTTATACAATTTTAAAAATTTATTAGCATCCTCCCTTACAATAAGTTCATTTTTATTAAAGTCTGAAATAGCAATAGTATCTGGATTTTGAAGTCTAACTGTTAAAATATGAGCAGCCATTAAATTAACAGCATCATCTAAATCTTGATTACGTAATTGTGGAGGTAAGTAAGCGTAAGTTACAAAAACACTACTTGCATTATCGACAGGATTAACTAATTTAATAAGGCCATAATCAGGTTTTACTGTTTCAACTTCTACCTCTCCCCACATATCAAAACTGGATACTGGATTTTTAACTTCAACTTTAACATCCTTTGCATCAACTACCCCATCCCCGTTTAAATCAGCAATAGGGTAATGTTTAACTTGGTAAACTAAATAATTAGCGTCAATTCTTTCTGGATTTTCTCTAAAAACTTTAGCACTAACCCTATCAAAAACTATTCTTCTTGCTAATTCTAAAATAACGCTTAACTCTTCATTACTTATATCCTCTTCTGATAATCCAGCTATTGCTGTAATATCCATAATATTACCGTAAATCATCACGTTACCTCCTTAACCCTAAATAACAAAAAGAGAGAGGGGATTTAATTTAAAATCACGCTGCAGGGTTCACTATAAGGCCAATTCCTATTGCTTCTGCTGTATCATCCTCATCAAGGTCTGCTTCTACTCTAGCAACACCCCAGTAAGCTTGGAATATTTCCTTATACTTATCATACTCTGGTTCATACTTTTCAACAAACTTAGCTGGTATCCCTGAAGCTTCAACTAAAGCTTGTGAACTATCTATAACGGCAGCCAAAACTTTACCTGCTGTATCATCTACAGCTGGTGCATAAGCTGAAACTATTACTTTAAGGCCGTAAACACTCTTAATCCTACCATCATCATCTACTTTAATTATATTCCTATAATTAGCGTCCTCATATAATAGAACTAGTTTCTCTGCAATATCCTTCCCGCAAATAAGGTAATCTGGGTCTTTACCTTGTTCATAAAGCATAGTATCAACTACTGCTTTTAACTTGTCATAAAAGTCAGCTAAATCACCTGCTGCGGCTAATTCCTTCTTAACTGCTGGAGTATAATCACCAAATAATACTCCCGCTATAGTCTCATCTAACAAATTCCTCCAACCTTTACCAATAGCTGAAGCTACCCTAGCAACTATATTATCACTAGCGTGGAAAATACTTTCAGCAGTCAATGGAACACTAACACCATACCTACCCAAAGTAACTTCCGAAGCTATAGGTTTATACGCTGCACTTTCAGATAAAGCTGCAGCTTCTGAGGATGCACTTACAGCTATAATTGGGTAAATTCTAACTTTAACTGTATCACTATCACCCTTCTTTAAATCTTCTTCTCTTGCGGCTATAACGCCTTTTAGTTTACTACCCTTCTCAGCTTCCTCTATAATAAGTTTACTAAATACTTCGGATTTAATTATAGCTGAAATATCACTTTTAGTAGTATCTGCTAACTCTTCAAACTCTCTTTTAACATCCAATTCACTAACCATTTTTCATGCCCTCCTTAATTCCTCAATTTTCTTTTTAATTCTTAATTCATACTCCCTTACGGGGTCTTTACTTTCCTTTTCAGGCGAAACAACTAAACTTCTACGCCCAGAACTTAATTTAATACCTTTCACAAAATCAGCGAACTCTCTTAACTCTTCAATTGATTTTTCCTCTCCAGAAAAATCTGGATTAAATTCTTTAATTTCTGTAAGTAACTCTTCTTTTTCTGCTTCAATATAAATCATTAACCTTGCTTTAACTTCCTTTAACTCGCCTTCTACTACTTTTAATTGCTTAATTGCATCATCGTAAAGGGTTTTATAATCAAGTTCATTCTCAATTACATCCTCTTTAGTTGCACTTTCAGTAACTTTAGTGTCTTCTTTTAAGACTTCTCCCTTAATTTCTTTCTCTTCAACCATAACTTTCTCCTCTTCTTCCATCCAAATAACCTCCAAAATTTCTCCATCATCTGAAAACTTAGCCTCTGGTGGTTTTTTATCAAACTCTTTATAATGAGCTACTAAGTGAGCATAAACTCTCTTTTTATCCTCTGATGGAATACTTACTCCACCCCTTGCACCTAATAAAGCACCCATTGCTGCTTTAACTCCAGCCCAAACTAAAGTTCCGTTAGGTTTGTGATGGGGTAACTTTAAATCACCGAAACTTTGAGGTGGATTACTCTTACTCCATGCAAAAACAGAGGCAATTTTCCTTTTTTCTTCATCAGAAAGTTCTTCAAAACTCTTAGATGTAAAATCTGATAATTTAGGCCTACTCCATGACCCAGTAGCGTCTTTTCCATACTTTGAAGGATTACTAGGTATATACCCTAACTCTATTTTCTGTAAACCAATACCAGCTCCCTCTTCTGGGCTATTAGCACCCTTATCAACTAATGAAGCTTTAATTAATTCAATATCCCTAGCAATAATTTTATTATCTCCCTTTTCAGGAGTAATCCATATTTCAACTGAAACCTCAGGGGTAAGGCCTGCTGAAAACCTATTCTTAACATAACCTAATGCTGACTTGCCCTTTTCAGTATTTAAATTAATAATTGGAATAGCTTTTAACTTCCCTAATTCAACTTTAGCGTCCTCCCACCACCCAACTTCGTCAGTAACTGACCTTGAATGGTCTAAAGTTAGTGGGAAAACTTTTGGAATTTTAGCTTTAATTATCTCTTCTTGGAGAAAAGTTATACCATTATGCTCTCCTGCCGTAAGAATAGTAGAAGTAGGAAGTTTAATTAACATATCATCCTCTTTTAATTCTCCAATAGATAATTCTTTTGATAATTTAATAACTTCCTTCATACTACCCACCTACTAAATGTTTAATTAAATACCCAATCATGCCACTAGTAATTAACGCTGAAAATAATAGTATAATTGACCCCTTACTAATTGAAATGTTATTCTCCAAGTAATTATGCTCTTTCTCGTGAGAAACAACCCATTTCTCTAATGAAACTACACGCTTATCAATTTTTATCACTTGGTCATTTCCAACTTTAATATCACTTTTAATTTCGGAGAGGAGTTGCCTATGGGTTCGTAATTCGTTAAAAATTTCTCCAAACCACTTATCATAATTTTCTGCCATTACAATAACTCCCCTAATTTTATTCTTTCTACAACCTTCCTTCCCGCAGGGAGAAGATAAGGTTGTGCACTCATTTTCCTAGTTCCAAACTCCACGTAAGGAGCATACTCCACATTAGTCCCTACTAAATAATGTAACCTTCCAACTTGCTTATAATGGATTGAAGCCCGTAATCTTCCAGTATCAACTGGACATAAATACTTGGCTTCATTCACTATATTTACTGAAATAACCTGAAGTAACTTATCTAACTTCTTCTCACTTACACCCTCAATTAATTTTTGAACACCAGCTAAATTCTTTAAAACAATAGCATTACTCCCCATTATGTAACCTCCCAAATTTTTAGAATAAAATAGTAAGAGGGGTATAGTAGATTATTTATTAATATTCTTTATTTAATAATAATATTAATAATTTTATTTATTTATTTATTTACCTTTATTTATCTTATATACTTCCACCAAACCTCTAATTTGCGTATAATTTGTGTATTTGCCTTTTTGAAGTTTGATAATAATACTCTTGAATACTTCTCTTCTAGAGTTTTGACTTTTAACTCCCTACTCGGTTGATAATTATCAGTAAAGGCCATTTTAACTTCTTTAGTATAAGGAATAGCTGTGCAACGACAATTAGGGTGTAATGGAGGCATTAATTCACCACTAGAAAATGATTGGCCAATTGGGGTAACTTCCCCATTCATACTATCACACTCTGGACAAACCCTATCATCATAAGCTGTTAGCCATTGCTTATACTTTACAACTCCAGA